CATCATATTCGGCGGGCTGACCTTCACCGTCTGCTTGCTTAGGTTGCTGGGGCTGCTCAGCGAGATATTCTTCAATTTCCATCGCTAAGCTGTCATTCATGTCGCCGAGGACTTCGGCGGCATATCCCTGTAAGGTGTCCGCCGCTCGTCTCAGCAAATCGATGGGGTCCTTGCTGCCTGCGGCTTCTTTGCCGAGTTCAACCGACAAAAGACCTGCGGGAATGCCGTCTTGGAGCGCACCCTCTTCATTCTCAGTGGTGCCGCGTCCAGCGTAATCCCTGCCGTTTTGAGTGGTGTAACCGGGATCGGAGTGATGCTGGTGCTCTGCGTAATCTGGGTCATTCCACATGACCATCGTTTCGTCGAGAGCTTGTTTTTGGAGAAGGGGGTTCATCAATAATGGATTGAAAAGTGCTATTTTTAAGGAGAAAGCAAAAGGGGTAGCTCGAAAGCTACCCCTCTCGGGACTCGTACTCTCGGAGAGAGCATGAGGTTCTGACCCACCTTGTGATTTTTAAGGACGTGCCCCCGGCGGGAATCGAACCCGCACTCTGAGGGTCAGAACCCCATGCTTTATCCATTAAGCTACGGGGGTTCTCACCTTCAGCTTAAGTGACTGCATGTTCTTATCGTTCCAACCTGCGGCGAGTTCTTTCCTCTTCAACTCCGTCCTCTTAATCAATACTCATCTTTTCGGAAACCCCGTGGGTTATCCGTTAAAATTTATGTGCTGTAGAGGAGTGAACGTCCCGTGGCATCGCCCTTGTTGAGACCTGCGTCAAGGAACTCGCCGTAGACAGAGCCAGCGACATCGAAAATGTCGGTGACAGTGATGGTGCAATCTTCAGTGACGGCGGCGGTGTCAACCGTAAACGCCGTGTTGTAAGACTCCATCCAGCAGCCTTCGTACACTGTCGCGATTGCGAGCAGACCGGGGTTGCCAAGGTTGTTCAGACCACCTTCGTTCGGGATGTCAGCCAGAGTTGCCTGACCGACGTTCGGGTCTTCGGTAGCAAGCTGAGAGAATACAATCTCCTGCTTGATATCGAACGGCCAACGGTGATGCTTGAGGGAGCGGACAGCCCCGCTCACGCCTGCCTTGTAGCCGAGAACCTGCATGAGGTTCGCTAGGTACAGACAGGTACGAGTGATCGAGATGCTGAGCGGCTGAGTCACGCCGGGAACGAGTTCCGCGACCTGATCGCCGTAGCCGAGGCCACGAACCGCATCGACAGTCTTCGATTCTGAGTAAGTGAAGGACGAGGTTACGCCCAGCTTTACGAACTTGCCGACATCAACGGCATCCGTAAAGATTTTGAACCGAGACGAGATTACAGTCTCAGTGTTGGGTGATGTACCCTGTCGATATACGTATCCACCTTCGGACATGTTTGCCTCCCACCTAAAAAGGGGTTTCTACACTACAATTGCGAAAACCAGAAAACTAAAATCATTACACTCGGGGAACGTAACCACCTTCGTTCCAATTCATCGCTCGTAACCTTAACGGACCTAAGGTAGTGAAATTCACCACACGATGACCCAGCGTTTTCGTTCCCCGATTCCTTATTCCGCCGAAGCTGCCAGCGTTAAGTCGTTGAGGGCGGACTTCTTATTGCCCTTCTCACGGACCTTTGCGGCTGCTTCTTCGGACTCTTCCTGCATGACCTGCTTGTTCAAGGTCTTGACGGCCTCATCAGCCATCGCACCTGCGCGGAAGATACTCTCTACAAACTCGCGAACTGGACGGCTATCGTTCACCGTGCAGATCGACTTGGCGTCAAGGTAGGTCTGTTTTAATTCTTGACCCAGCCTTTCCGCCTCCTTTACAGCTTTTTGAGCCGTCATCTCGCCAGCTAATTTGATCGGGAGCGTCGTTGTGGGACGGTCCAGACGGGCGGGAGCTTCATCAATCTTGCTGTGTGCTTCTGCAACTTCAGGGGTGCGTCCGCCAGATTCAGTCACATCGCCAGTCGCCTGATCCCATGTGAAGAAGCCAGCGGCGGCGAACTTCGCAATCACTGCGTGAGCGGCTCGGAGAGCGCCCTTCTTGTCGCCCTTGTTGTAGCTGTCCCATGCCACGGCGTAGGGGTTATCTACGTCTTCTTTCTTGAGTGCCTTCACCTGATCTTCACGGCCCGGAGGAGCCACGGCGACCTTCTCAGCGGCGACAAAGTTCAGACCGAGACGGATGACGGATGCTTTCTTGTCGTCCTTCTTTTCGTCTTTCTTCGCTTCATCTTTCTTGCCGAACGGAGGAGCCTGCTTGCCGCCGAATGCTTCCGCCTTCTTCGCAGAGGCGACAACACCGGGCGCAGCGGGAGCGGGAGCCGCTTCAACTGGACGTTGCTGGAGCTTTCCAGCCAAATTCTCAACGGCTGCCTGTACGTCCTTGTCCTGTTCAAAACCTTCGAGGCTGGTCAGCTTCTTCACGAGGTCAGCGAGGAAGTCAGATGGTAGTTTACCGAAGAGGGCATCGAGTGATCCACCACCAGCGGCGGGGGCTGCTGGAGCGGCAGGAGGAGCAGCGGGTACGGCTTCGGGCTGTGCTTCCTTCTTCTTGGCAGCGAGGCGGGGAACTTCGGCCTTTTCGGGGGCCTTGGGGTTACCCGATTCGTCGCGGTCGGTCACGAATGCGTCATTGCCCGTGGCGGATGTCTTCTCATCGGAAGCCATCTGCGGCTGAGCGGCTGGCACCTGTGCTGGCTGCTTCGTTACTTGTGCGGGACGTGCTTCCCTGCGCTTTGATGCGATCATATCTACCTCATTCTTGGCTTGACGTGCCACTTCAGGCAAAACGGCATCGTCGAAATAATCTTCGACGCTCATTGCGCCTTCGGATTGCATCTGGTCTGGCTGACTAGCGAGTAGCTCTTCCAGATGCTTTACAGCTTGCTCCAACTGCGGGTCGTTCTTACCCTCGGCTTGATACGCATTCAACAGGGACTTACCGATGTTGACTGCATCCTTGGCCGTATCGATGGACAAGAGAATCGTTGACTTCTTTGTCTGTGCCGCTTTGCGTTGTTCCATCAACTTGCTCATCGTCTTCCTCTTAAATCGTCTGGTTTTGAAGCGCCGGAACCAACATTTTCTGCCGCAAAATGTTCATCGACTGCTGAATTCGCGTTGTCATAACCGCGTACCACGCCTCTGCCGCTTCGCTCGGGTTCGTCGTGATGCAATCCAACTCACCCTGAATCGGTGCGGGCTGATTCGGGTTTTGTTGGCGAGGCAGAGCCAGCATAAAGCGAGCAGGCTTCGAACTCATTTGCGTCGTGATCCCCACAAAAATGTCGGTAGCGGGGAACAAAAACGTAAACGCAGGATTCAACGGGTCTGCGAATGTCCCCGCAAGGTTCACTGTCGGATCACCGAAAGCCGCGATATTCGCCACGTCTTCTGCATCAGTTGGATCACCGACAAATGCAACCGTCAGTTGCACTTTGATGATACCGTTCGCCTGTGATACCTGCGGATGTAATTGCATTCCCTAGCTCCGTTTCAAGTCAGTGAAGGGCGACTTTCGTCGCCCCTCGGTTTAGCTCAATTGCGTCTGGACGATGAAGGTGACGCTCACGTACAGCAAGCAGAACATCGGCTTGAATGTGACGGTAACATCGGCCTGCGTCGGGTCGGTCTTATCTTGCACAACCGACAAGTTCTGGTAACCGCTGATGATCTGCTGGTTCACCAAGGACGACAGACGAGCGTTGCAGACCACCTGAATGTCGGTGACAAGCGAGTCGAGCAGCTTGCGACCGATAAACTGGTTGAGGTCGGAACGGAACACCTGCGAAACGTAGTCCGTGATCGTGGTGACTGTCGGCTCGCTGGTCAGCGGGTTCGACGGATCAGTGGTCTTGTAGTGACGGATGAGCAGAGCGCCGTTGTTGTTCAACAGGCAGGTCAAACCATCCGCAGCCATCGAGTCCATTGTTGGATCGTCGTAGGTCACGAGCAAGCGGCTGAAGCCAACCAAATTCTGGAACGTGAGGGACTGAGCCACATCGTTCGAGGGGTTCGCTTCCAAGCCCATCATGGCGGCTGCCATGAATTCGCCGCTTACTGCGTATTCCACCGCCACACCCGTGTTCGGGTTGGTGATGAGGATACCTGCGACTGGGGCACCGATTGCGATCATGCGCTTGTTTGCCAGACCGCGAGCGTTTGCACGCATCGTGGCGGGCGTCTGGAACTGATCGTAGCCGACGAAGCCGATAGCCTCGCCCTTCTGACGAACGTTCGCCTGAGTCGTCAACTGACGGCTCAAGAACTGATGCACTGTCGGGTCGGTGCTCAGAGGGCAGATGATGTTTGCCTTCGTAGTACCACCGGGCAGGGCCACGGTTAGAGTTTGGATCGCGTTCATGAAATCCTGCGAGGTTCCCTGATTGGTGCCCGGGACCACTGGGACTTGGATGACACCGAAGGTCTGCACGCCGTTCGCAGCCATCAACTGGATGGCGAGAGAGACGCGGTTGACCGTGTTCGGGGCACCGTAGTTCGCGTAAGCGACCTTTGGATCAGTGTAGATGTGGATCGCGTAATCAGCCGTCGTCTTAGCGACTGTGAACGACACATAGTAGAACTCACCGATGCTCGGATCGTTACCCGACTTGTTGAACGTGCTGACAATCACAGAGTCGCCAGCGGTTGAACCGAAGTTCGAGATGACCGTGGTGTCGAGACCCTGAATTGCGATCCAGTTGTTCGCCTGTGCAGGAGCAACACCCGGCGTACCTGCGTTACGGACGGCAGCGTTTGCACCCGTTGCGTCAGCCTTCACCGTGTAGGTGAGAGTGTCGCCAACACCGAAGTTGTAGTTCGATGGGATGCTCGGCACACCGTAGGCAGCGTGGTCGGCGGGGTTGACAATCGTCACACGGAAACCAGTTGCAAGGTCCTCGTAAGTCTGATCGAGGTAGCCCGTGTGGTTGATTGAGCCAGAACCCTTCAGGTTGGTCGAGGAGACCGTGTAGCTGTGCGTGATGGGGGAGGTAACTGCGTTGGTGCCGCCCGCCAGATTTGTAGCGCCCGTCGTCGCGGCTTGACCTGAGGTCGTGCCCGTTGCAGCGCAGAGAATCTGCCCGCCATCGATTGTTTCGCCCGATGGGAACAAGGCTGCGATCTGAGCAAGAGTCAGAGGAGTGCCAGCCCAATTCGAGTAGATGGTAACGATGTCGCCGTTGACCACGACTGGATCAGCGGTCTGGGTCAGCGCATCGATTACGATCTGGACAAGGTTGCCGCCCGTGCCCGGGGTGGATGCCGTGAAGGTCAAGTGGCCCGCACCAGCGTTGAAATTCAGTGTCAAGGTCGCCTGAACTGCGGGGACTGTGACGCCGATACCATCGTTGTTGAAGGTCAGTGTGACTGTTTCATCGACCGCCGCACCAGCCTGCGCCTGTGCGTCGGAGAAGTTGTTCGGGTAAACCACGCCAGTGTCGGCGAATGGACCCGCTTGAGCAACCGTGCCGCCTGCGAATGTGACGAGCG